TACTTATCGACAGACGGTGTTGTGTTTCCTGCATCAATATAACCGCATAGTTGATTAGTAAATGGTAGGTTATATTGTTTTTTGAAACGAGAAGTGATATTGCGAATGTGATAACGTGATGCGTAAAACAACTTATTGTAGTAATCGTTCCCAACAGAAATGATGGAGTGCCAATTGATTTTGCTGTATGCATCAACGCTCCCTTGCCCATTGGTGTGGTAGTCACATAGGTATAAAGCATCGGGATGAGCGTCAATCATGTTTTTGATATATTGCGTCTCGATTTCACTGAATGGTGACGGGCCGCCGTAGTATTCCGATGTCGGGTCAGCAAATAATGTCCATTGAGGGCAGTCGTAGTTTCGATTCAGGTTAACTCCTTGACCGTTTTTGTAAATCTTATTGTCGAAGCCGTACGGATTGGCAATCGGAATCGTAATGATGCGAACGTTAAATCGCAGGTACTCCAAAATCGGATTTTTATCCCAGTTTTCGAGCAAGTCCTTGATAAAATAGTAGATTCCGTAACTGCTACTCTTTTCGAAACCATGTTGCGCTCCTACAATGAGAAACTTGGGAATCTTATCGGTAATCAGCGTATGTGGATCTTGCAATGGTTTTAAATCATACTGATAGATTGGTAACGTATTCGTGGCATCTTTCCCTAAATTCGTCACGGTCACATAGTCCGAATATCCCGCAACTAATGTATTCAACGCAGAAAAGTAAGTGCCAGAAAGTGTATCAGCATTGAACGCCGTATAATCCGTCTGTTGTCCTTCGTACCAGCCAACAGGGGCGGAACCGAAATCTAAGAATTTTTGAAACGTTTGAATGGTAGCAGTTGAAGCAATGCTATCTTTGAGCATCAATACCTGATCAAATGTTTCGAGCGTTAGTGTACTATCATCTAATTTGCGTAACTGGATCCGGTGTTTTTTAGCAGGGTTGATAACATAAGAAGAAACCCAACCCGAATTTGATTCATACACATCAGACTGCGAAAACACATAGACATAAAGCTGATATCCAGCCTTTGCAATCAGTTTTTCGATAGTCGCGGGCAGCATCACTTTCGTTCGAATTCGCTTACCATAAAAAGAAGAAGACGTGTCGCCGTTCCCTCCTGTCGCGCTCAAATGCCCCTGCTCCCATAATGACTTATCGACTACATTCGACGTGTATCCCAAACGTGCTGATGCCACATCGACCTTTTTCGGCAAAATCGTATCAGGAATAGACAAGAAGTAAACACTCTTGGCATTCGTCGGATTCACCGCGCCTGCGTTCGGATTTGATTTGAGGGAAACAATGACACGGTACTTGTATGCTGTATGGTCCAGTGGTCCGTAGTCCGAAACCCACCCAGTCGCATCGACATACACACCCGCTAATGTGTAACGGTAGATAATGATTTGGTAAAGTGTTTCAGCGATTAACTTTTCGACAGCAGACGGCAAAAACGTTCTGGTTCGGATACGATATGGCTGAAGTGATCCTGTTGAAGAAGCGTTATCACCCGTCGCATTAAGTGTTCCTTGTTCCCACAAACCGATATTATTGACATCCGCGAGGTAATTATAGACCAATGCGTGCCCGCTGATTTTTTCATCAATCGCATTCCGCATGCCATCGCTCAACTTTTGATATTCAATAGCGCCATCCGCGACTTTTTCGGTCGTAACACTGTTTGTTCCTGGAGTTACATTGATAGGAGTGTTACCAACTAATGCTTGCAATACCTCGTCAGACAAATTTGATATTTTGATACGATCAGCGTTTGTCGAAATTTTTAATTTGCTTGCTGAAATAGAATTTTCAGAAATTCTATTCATCTGAATTGGTTCAGTTCGCGCTAAATTGAGTTCTGTTTGATTCAACGTGTAACTCTTCAGAAGATTATCAACCTGTTGTTGAATGTCGTTTGCCAGTGGTTGAACGAAACTAATTGTCACCGCTTCGACCTTTGTTCCGGCAGGTAAACCGACGTTTAAAATAAACGATGTCGAACTCGCCTCCGTAAAATCTAATACAGATCGTTGTTTCACCCCTCCTACATAAACAGAAATACGTGATTGCCCAATATTGTATGGATGACTCACTGGGAAAACAGTTTGTCCCTCCGTTGCCGTATACGTTTGCGAATAACAAGTGACATTATTTTTGAGTTTTTCAAATAAATCAGCATTGACTGGTGTTCCATCCTGAACAATCTGTGCTGGTGTATCGATCCATGTCGGAACCAGTTCGACAATGCCTGGCGCGACCGTCGTTTGTTTAAAGCGGTTTGGATACTCGACAATATGATCCTTAAAATCAATGTTGTTATCTATACTCATGTTGCTGGTACCTCCTCAAGCTCGAACTCGAATCGCGTATAAACGTTTCGTGGTTCTGGTTTCGTGATCGGCGCGTTTCGTTCGAGCATGACTTCGCCGTCCTTCTTGATGATTTGAATTTTCGTGACTGTCCGGACACCGGAAGGAATTCGTACCCAAATCGAAATCCGATTCCCATCTTTCTCGATTTTATAGACAGCGACATCCATAGGAGTTTCACCTTCAATGAACAGTCGCCCGTAGTCTGGAAGCTCCGCGAAGTAATCGCGCAAATCCTCCATCGTACTTGGTGTAATCAGGATCATCCGTTAATCACTCCTGTCGTGTTCATATTGCCGGACATGTATTGCCCGAGCATGACGCTCCGTGTAACGTTCAGGACCTCACTCGAACGTATCGCAATGATTGAACGTGGCTGATAGACTTCAATGTAGAGCCGGACGCCTGCTGCCATAACACGTTTCAGCAGTTGGTAATCCAAATCAATACCGTCGTTTCGCGTATTCTCGATTTTCATGACGAGCCCTGCCGGTTCATTCTCGTATCGTTCCAGTGCCCATGTTTCGATAATGCCGAGCACGTCCTGTCCGTAAAGCACGCGTCCCATGCTGAGGACTGTTTCCATGTCTCCGCGCGATAAAGCGGCCGTGATCGATGTCTTCAAGAAATCCCGATATGTTGAGTCATCCATACCGTTTCTTGGTTCCCCAAGGTTCGTGCCGATATTATCAAGCGTCTGTCCAAAGGCGAGATCGATGTCACGCGAGTCTTGAATTTCTTTGAATGCTTCGTTTAACTTCTCGATTTGCTCGGCGACGATGCCAAATAGCTTACCGATGTTCGAGTTCTCCGACTTATCGAAGTAATCTGCAAGAATTGCGACCATCTTTTCTTTTAATGTCATTGCACGTTCACCTTCCCGAAGTCCGTTACCGCGACTTGACGATTGGACACCGCAATGTTCGATGCTCCAGTCGGATCCGCTGCCGTTCCGAGTTGAACCGTCACGTCCTCAATTCCGCCGACCGCATGAACCGCTGAAATCAGTTTCGTATAGATAACGTCTTCCCCGAGCGCCAGTCCGTTATATACCGTTTCATCCTCATCGAGTCCACCGACATACTTGATGATGTTCGTTCGCACCTTATCGAGTCCCTCAATCGGGAAAAATTCGTTCGTTGTGAGGGTGATATTGGCGTAGACCAGCACTTCTTCCGCTCGTTCGAAGCCGATGAGATGGTCGTTGCCCAGACTGTCCGCAATCGTCACCTGCACGGATCCATAGGATTGGATGCCCGCGGGTTTCGTTTTATAGATCGCTTGGGCGATATCCAAGTCATTCCCGCCGTAAACGAGTGCTGAAAACGACTTGCCGGGAATGCCGTTCAACTCACTGAGCGTGTCATTTTCCTCAATCAAAACCGTCTTAACCTGTGCGACACGTAAAATAGAGGCCCGTAACGCTTCAAGCGTTGATGCTCCACCGGTTGAAAGGGATGCCGCATACCGTTCCCGGAGTTCTGCATCCGTCTCGACGTTCTCACCGTTGATGATGGCGTTGATGTTGGTCACCGTATAGATATCGAGATCCGGTTCGACCAGTTGCGTCAACACGTTCGCGATGACGTTTGATCCCGTTCCGGCTTCGAGTGCTTCAATGGCGACTGTTCCGTTTCCATCATCGTCCAGTTCTAAGTCGGCAATCGTCTGATAAATCGGGTCATCTTCCGCCGGTCCACGAATCTCGGTGCCAAGTTCAATCTTCTTGCCCGGTAATCCCGTGAATGTCGCCTCCCCGTATGCTGGTGCTGCCTGTCGTCGTGAGATTCCTAACAGCTTCGCGAGACGGTCGATGTTGACGCCTGTCGCTGTCGAAACAAACGCCGAGTAATAAACACTTTCCGCTAGTTGCCACGTCGTTGCGAGGAACCAAGCGAACACACGCAGCAGGATGCCCATAAAGGACAACGCCGATACGTTCAGGTCCTGCCCGAACTGTGCTTTCGCCCGGTCTTCCATTGCCGTCAGCAATTCATCATAGGTCAATCGTTTAAAGCCGTATTTATCAAGCAATGAAATCCGCCTCGCTTTCTACAACGTCTTGATCCGTCGTCGTCACCGTGAATTTGACATCGACTGCCCGGTTCACTGGATCAATCAGGACGTCAATCGCATCCACGACCTCGACCCGTTCTTCTTGCACAATGCCGCCGAATATTTCCGACTGAACATCTTCCTCGGTGATACCTTTTCCAAGAATATTAAAAAACTCGATGCCCGTTTCCGGCTCGAGTTCGAATTCCCCTAAGTTTGTTCCGAGTGCGGTCCCGATGCACTGAGCAACTTCCTGTTTCCCATCCGCAACCGCAATGTCGTTCTTCCAAAACGAGATATCCCCGTTCACGATTTTAAAGTCTCTCATTTGATGTTGAACCCCCCTAAAATGACCGCGTCATTCAGGCTGTGATGCCGATAGTCGGCTGGTAATGCCTTGTTGCCTTTGACGGCATATTCGATGGCCCGTTCACCAAAGCCGAGCCAGACGATATCGCCGACTTCCCAGTCCGGTTGGATGATTTGCTTTGCCCCATCGATTTTCACACGTTGAAACAAGCCGGGCACGTCGAGTAAGAGCGGCAAGTCTTCCCCGCCATCGTCATCAAGTTCTTTCGTTTGGATAAGTGGCTGTACATCCCACGTATCGTCACCGTTGATTTTCATCACCATCGCGACCGTCATCGTATGCAGATGAAGCAACTTTTCTTCGACGAAGCCTTCAAGTTGTGACAAACCTCTGCTCATACTCGTACCACCTCGACTTCCGTATAGTGATCGGATCCACTTAACATATGCTTGCCTCGTCGGACCCGGAACTTTCCGTTTGCCGTTCGACTCTTGATTGTGATGAGCGAAGCAGTCGTGATGCGATACTGGAGCAACATCTTGACCTTGTATCCGCGCTCCTTATCGTTCTCATAAGGCTCCGGACTTCCAATTAACCCCGTAGCACTCGACAGCTCAAACGTCGTACTGGACGCCGCTTCTGCGAGTCGACAGATATACAAACGTTGTTTATTGATGAAAAAGGCTGCACCACATGCCCGTGCGAGCTTCTCAATCTCGACGACGACTTTTCCGCTGACGGTGTAGCCTTTCGGATAGGTGATATCTTTCGGCAGTTTGATCTTACCGATGGCAACGCCAAGCAGTGGTACCAAGTCCCGAATGATTTGGGAAGCGGTGACGTTCTTGCCGTAGGTTTTCTTTCGAGTCAGTTTGACCTTTGCTTTTTTACCGACGCCAGTTGTCGTTTTCAGTTCCGGCAGCAAAATGCCACCGAGGTTCGGTCCATCGATGACTTTAATGGCCGTGATCTTGTCGACACTTTCTCGCCTTGTGTTGACCGTCGAGACACGCGAACTTAAAATGACGCCCGATCCATCGGTCTTGTAACCGGCGGTGAGCGTCAATTTGTCGTTATGTTGGATGCGACTGATCGTTGAGGCGGATAGGTTCCACACGTTGATGAGGGACTCGTTAGGGTTGATGTCGTCATCGAACGTAATCTCGTACTCCATGTGTAAATCGCTCATCGAAATCAAGATGTCGTCCGCGACGTTCAATTTGGCAATACGCCCGAAGGTGGTGCTCATGCGTCATCCTCCTCCGGTGGCGTATCCGTTTCCGCGAAATCATATAGAAACACGGTCTTGCCGAGATTATCCCAGGTTACTTGTGTCTCGACACCTGATACGTCCAAAGCAATCAACTCCGAAATCGGCAATCGACTGTCTGCCATGTCTGAGAACAATGGTTTGCCGTAAATGACCGGTTCCCCGTACGTGATGACGTCTTCATCTTGCGTATACAGGTCTATCGTGAACATATCCGCTAAGTGATTGTACCGGACGTCCATCAAATAGACGCTGTTTCCGAGCGTAATATCGAACCGATACGGGATGGCCTCCTTGTCGATGTCGATGTAGTACAGGTTATCTTCTACGATCAATGGTTCCACCCCTTACTTGTACGGTATCAAAAACTTTTGCCCGGGATAAATGAGGTCCGGATCACGCACCTTGTCCTTGTTTGAATTGTAGATGGTCCGGTAATCCGGCTTGCCATAATACTTCGTCGCAATATCCCATAACGTGTCGCCCTTCTTGACGACGTAATAGCGGCTTTTCGAAGACGGTTTGCCCTTCGGCTTCTTCTGGTTCGTGCCCGTCCCCTTTTTCTTCTTCCGGACGACGCTCGACTTGGCGACCCGGACTTCTTGCAAGTCCATCGAAAAGATGAAGCCATTTGCAATCTTGTTGTTTTGTTTCTTCGTGAAATTCGTGATCAACACGCTTTTGAGCCGCATCCGCCCGACATAGGTGACGGGCTTGCCGGCATATTGCATCTTCTTAAAGTATTCCTCTGCTTTGGCAGCATTCTTCCCTGTGACCTTTCCAGTGAGGGCGAAGGTCTCCAGTTCCCGCTCAACGTGATCCGTGATACTGACACCCTTTTCGACCGGGTATTGTGTCGCCTTGACCGAGAAGTTCGCGCCTTCTTCAATCACGCCAATCGTGTAGCTTCCGAGTTTACCCATGTTACACCTCCGTCGTCCGCGGACTGACGCGTCCCATCGATGCGAAATACTCATCGAGAGCATCGCGAACGGAGTTTGCTGTCTCCTGCGGATTGCTTGAACCTGTGATTTGAATCGTGATGTTATTCTTGTTTGTCGTGCTGGATGAAGAACTTCGTGCAATGGCAGCAGGTGAGGCTTCCATTGATGGACGGTAGCTGTTCGGGCGCACGCTGACCGGTGAAATTGGTTGTGGTGACTTGCTACCCATCAACATGTTCATTTGAGCGCTAACTTTCGGAAAAGCCTTATCAATCGAGTCACTGATTGGCCCACCGAAATCGAGTTTGTCGAGATCCGATAACGGTCCGACTTTCGCAGGTGAGAACGGAAGGAAATCCCGTACCTTACTGACGACGCTCGAGACTTTATCTGCGACGGCTCCTGCCATCGACGAGATACCGCCAATCATTTGCTCGATTAATCCACGACCGGCACTATAGAACGAACTGCCGAGCCCTCGGATGACGTTGAGCGCTGAATTAAAGCCTGAACTGATCGTACTTCCGACCTTACTCATGGCACTGGTGATTGCTGAAATGATATTCGAGAACGTCGAACGTACCGAGCTGAGAATGCCAGATAGCACCGATGTGACCGATGATCGGACCGCGTTCCAAACGGAAGTGACGACACTCCGAATCGCTTGCATCGCATTCGTGACAATACTTCGTGCACTTGAGAAGGCACTTTGTATCGATGCCCGAATGGAACCGACCGCGGCAGATACTGAGCTTCGTAACGCATTCCAGACAGCCGTCACGATGGAACGAATCGCATTCATCACGCCCGTGATAATGGAGCGGTACATATTGAAATACATCCGGATCACGTTAGCAATGCCTGATGCGCCGCTCGTAAAGACACCTTTGATGAATGCCCAAGCACTTTTGATGATTCCCATCGCCATTGTCCCGAACGACCGCAGTGGTCCGAGGAACTTGCCAATGAAGTATAGATTGATGACACCCCATAACGTTTGAAGCGCCCCGGTTACGATGGCTTTTAAACCATTCCAGACTTGCGTGAAGTTCCCGGTCAATAACCCGGAAAATACTTGGATGATGCCCATGATGACCTGAATCGTCCCGTTGATGACGTTCTTGATGGCGTTCCAGGTGCTCACGATGATTGATTTGACTAACATAAACGCGACTTGAATAATCGGTACGATGACGACCATTGCCGCACGAATGACAGTGAGGACCACGTTCCAGACATTCGAAACAGCCGCCATGATCGACGCACCATTTGCCGTCCAGAAGGCTTGTAGTTGGGCGAGTTTCGCCTGTACGAAGGTCGTCACGGCTGTGATGGCTTGCTGAATGTACGGTGCGATGAAACCCCATACCGCGAGTGCCGCGGCTTTGATGGCATTCCATCCGGCAATGACACCGGTCTTGAACGTTTCGGACCTCGTCCAAAGCAGGTAGAAGGCGGCTCCAAGCGCAACGATTCCGACAGCGACTAGTAAGACCGTACCCATGATGGTGGCGAATCCTGTAATGACGGGCATCATCAGTGGCGCCATGGCGGCTATCGCGGTCCCTAATCCGCCGAACAACCCGATTCCGATTGCTAACGGGGATAGAAGCAAGGTCAACGCCGGCACCAGAAGCATGAAAGCAGAAATGAGCTTCGTGACGGTCGGATGCGCCTGTTGGAACTTCAATATCATCTGACCCACCAACGTGATGAAGTTATAGACCGGTGTCATGACGGTGGCGAATACTTCGACGAGTGGTTGGAAGGTTTGTCGAATGGTAGACGCCATCGTATTAAACGCCGCTGCATATGTGGCACTCGTCTCCATGGCTCCCTTATGCAAGGCATTGTAGAAGATTCCCGCCGCAACCGCGGCAATCAAGGCGACGGACGTGAAACGCATCATCCCTTGGCTGATCATCATCGTCATGTCTTGCAACTGTTTCATATTTGCCGTCGGTCCGAGCATCCGTAAAGCGGTGGCAGCAGGTGTCCCGCGCATGGCAATCTTATTCAGACCGTCTGCAATCCCGAGAAGCGGTTTGTTGACGCTGTACATCGGGTTTGCCATCCGTGTGAAGTTGTCACTGATCTTGCTTGCTTGGGTAGATCGTGCCATCATCGCACCGACGGATTGATAGAAGGACATCTTCGCCATCTCGTTTGCGGCCATCATGCCATCCATCGTTTTCTTGTGCGTCTTCCCCATCGCCTCGATTTCAGACATGAACTCACCGGTCGTTCCGGTATAGGCCTTACTGGCTTGAGCCAACTGGAAGTAACCGTACTGCGTTTTGATGGCATCGTCCCTAAAGCCGCTCATGGCGACCCGTTGCTGGGCAAATGCCGACCGAATCTCCGCGCTCATACGTTGCGCTTCAGGCGAGGTGCCACGATAGACTTCACGGATGCGACGACCCATTGAGTCGAAGCCTCTTGTCACGGTAGTCGTCGAATCAACTGCGTCATTCCCGAAGTTCGTGAACGACTGACCGGCTTGCTTGGCTTCTTGTCCGATCGTAGCGAACCCGCGCTGTGTCGTGTCGATTGCTTTCCCGGCATCCTGTGCCGACTGCTCGACCTCATTCAGCGCTCGATCCGCTCGTATCAGACCCTCTTCGCCTTGTACCGTGACGTCAACATTAATCTCCGTATCGCGAGCCATCCCATCACCCCTTTCCTTCGGTGGATTTCTTCATGCTCTCGTTGTAGATGTCCAGTGCGGCATTAAGAGTCCACAACTCATCGACGCTCATTTCCGTGAGTTCTTTGTACGTCGCCGAGCAGTTTTCCGCGAGGAGCGGGCGGTAGATGAGCCAGTCCCGTTCCGCTTTCCTCTTATAATGGCCATCACTTTCCCGCGAAGGGGCCGTTGAACACTTCCTGTGCGACCTCTAACACTTTCGGGTAATCCTTTGGTTTTTCATCGAAGTAGTCGAAATCGACCTTCGGATCCACGACGACGTGTTTCCATAGTTCTTCTTGGAGTTTCGTCTGCATGAGGACGCCGTCTGCGTTCTTCGCGCGGTCTGCGATTTCGTTTGCTGCCCGGACGCCCGGAAACTGGAATGTATACTCTGTACCGTTGATTTCTTCTTTGCGTTGTTCAAATGACATGATTAATTTCCTCCTGTGTGTGGTGGGATATATGTTATGGATGGATGAAAAATAAAAAGGGTAGCCGCAGCCACCCCTTGATTAATCGATTGTGTTGACGTAGTCGAAGACGATGATTTCGTATTCGCGATCTTCCGCTGTCTTGCCGAGCGTTCCAGTTGGTTTCTTGAGAATACGAGCCTGTGTCCCTCCTGCTTTTTCCGTCATGCCGTTCCGCTTGGAGACCGCCCAAAACGGAAAAATCTTTTTGCTATTTGCAAGCTTCATCATGTGTTTGTTTGATGGCGACGTCGCTTGCAACGTTACAGTACACGTCGCTGTGTCGTCGTTTGTCTCAGAGATAATGACGTCACCTTGTGCCCCGGATTCAAATTCGAAGTCATCCTCGTTTGGTTCGAACTCGATCATGTCTTCTCCGAATCCCGTCAAGAAAATTTCGTCCGCGGTAATCGTTGAGTTCTTTGCGTTAAAAGATGCTACTTTACCCATGCTCTAACCTCCTTAATAGTTGACTTGTCCTTTGATATTCGCTTCTTGAATCGCACCGGCAAGTCTGAACGTGAACTTAACACCTGTTAATTTGCGGGATGCGCGTTGTGCTTCCGTCAGTTCATCGACGTTCGGGATTGTGACGGTATAGATAGGCTTACCAACAATGTCTTCCGCGACGATGTCTTGTTTCGCTCCTTGGAGCAACACTGTTTCAACAGCTGTTCCGACAAGGTTTGCGCCGCTCTGTTCATATGCAATCTTTCGGTTCTTCAAGAATAAACCTTGTACGCGTTGCTCGATATTCGCGATGACCCAGTCGTTTCCGATAATTACGTCCAAGTGCTCGCCACCAATCGTCTTACTTTCCGACGTTTGACCTTCTCCGAACTTCTCGATATACGTCGAACCATTGGCAGCATGAATCCGAGCCACTTCTGTTGGTGTGACATTGACCGGACGTACATCAAAGAATTGTTTGAACTTCGCCGTCGCACTACCGGCAGGATCCGCGGCATATTCGCCAATGAATTCCCCGTCGATGTAGCGGGTGACGTCATCTGTGTAGAGGACGTATGCTCGTTTGACACCCGATGCTTCTAGTGCTTCGAGATCCGCAATGTCATTAACTCGTAAGATAGCCACCTTCGCCCCTTGCAAATCAATCGCTTCGACCAGTGCTTCTTGCTCTTCGACGTCCGCTGATGTTGTGAGGACATAATAAAATGCTTCACCCTTCAATTCCTCAAACACGACGTCTGGTGTACCTGATGTGTCGTCATATCCAGCAATGGCGACCTTTTCCGGACGGTTGTTTTGTTGCAAGATGGCACGCGCGAGCTTATACGTTTCCGTCGTCTCAGCAAAATCCACCTTGATCAGATCGAGTGCATCATCGCCCTCGTATACCTTGTACGCAAAACCGCCTGTCTTCGCACCGATGATCAGCGGGAATGTTTCTGTTGTAAATCCGCTTGGTTTCAGTACGTCAATCGTTACATTCACGTCTTTTGCCATGAATTAAAGCCTCCCTCATTCTCTAAATT